GAAACTTAAAGGGCCCTTTGCTAAGAAATATGTCCCTCTCATTCAACAGCTAAGCAAGGTGGATAAACTCATAGGTACTTATTATCTTGGTCTGCCCAAGATTGCGGAAGAAAAAGACTGGGAATCTGGGATGTTATACCCACAATATAACCAGTGTGTAACATCCACCGGCCGGCTGTCCTCCTCTGCGCCAAATGCACAAAATTTTAGTGGAGATGTGTCTGATATCATTATCAGTCGTTACTCCGATAATGAATGATAACAATAGTGAGTAGGTACAATGATTGAAAAACTTTTAGAAGAATACTATAAACTTGTAGAAGCAAAGGAATTATTAGATTATCTTGTCATTCATTGTGATGTTGGTCGTATTGTCTCACAAGCGGCTTCTATTAAGCTAGATAAATTCTACGGGTGTTATAACGATGAATAAATATGAACGAGAAGCATGGGATGAATGGGTAGCATCTGTCCATAAGCATATTGATGCTCCTAGTATGGAGGATTCTGTAGTACCTTTAGTTATCCCTATGGATGTTTATGTACGTAAACTAGAACGAGAACTACAAGCATTAAAACATAAGAAAGCTGTTGCAGCTATTTTACAGAAGAGAGTGTAATATGAAAATATGGGTTGTTTTAACTGGTTGGTATTATGAAGGTTCGGATATAAAAGGTATTTTTACTACTGAAGAAAAAGCAAAAGATAAACAAGCTTATTTACAACAAAGTACATCTCGATATGATTTTGTTGGCATTGAAGAATGGGATGTTGAGTGAACCTACATAAAAAAGAACAATTTGTCACCTGTGTGACGGCTAACACTCCTTATGACACAGCAGAGGCCCTTATCTTCTGGGATATGTTAAACACAGACACCCTTGATTTAATGCAGGCTCTATGTGACAGCCTATATAACGCAGGATATAAAGCCTCTCTTGAGGATGCAATGGGCTAAATATGCTTATTAGCTGTGATGGATCCGCCTTGGAATGGCGAGGGGCTGTAGAAATTTCAGGTGATCCTGTGGGTTTAAAGGAGATATTAAACAAAGAAGATATTCACAGTAATAATCAACACACATTTAACCTACCATCACGTCTTATTGCTAAAGTATACTTGTTCAGAACCATTTTTAATCGGGGAAATGGATATGCTTTCAGTAAAGACCCTCTTTTCATGGAGGTATCTACCTCAGTAAAGTATTGGGATACTGTAGGAGAAAAGTTCTATAATAAGTATAAACACTTGGATTTGTTATATGACAAGAATCTAGCACTCATTGCTCAAGGTAAACCTATTGTTGGTGTAATGGGTAGAGAGTGGCTTATTCCTCTAGTAACAAACTTCAAAGGAGAACTTGATCTACCAGTTACCAAAGCAATTAACTATGAGATTCAGGGTACTATGGCAGATGTTATGGCCCTAGCAAGAGTGAGTTTTAATAATAGGCTTAAAAAGAGCCCGTACATCGACAAAACTCTCTTGCTGTCCACCATTCACGATTCTATCGTGTTGGATGCCCCCAAGGCTTATGTTGAGCCCCTAGTTGCTATGTTCCATGAGGTGTTTAGAGACTTGCCAAAGAACATTAAGAACGTCTTTGGTTATGATTGGAAGGTGCCTTTAAATTGCGAGGTTAAGGCTGGTATGAACATGAAAGATATGAAGGAAGTAAAGTATGACTAATTATGGTGAAGATGAGCGATTTCTAAAAGAACTAGAAAAACAAAAAATAGAGGATTTTCTCTGGAATCAAATCCCTTCTGTACAAGAGTGTGGTTGGAGTTGTGTATGTGGTTCTGACAATTCTTGTGAAAGAGAAATACTTTTAACCAAGTATAAAAGCTGCCCGGCGGCCCCTTGACAGCCACCTCACAATAGTGTACAATAGATGCTTCAGAACAAAGACGTTCTTCAGCACCCCTCTTTAAAGAAAGAAATAAACATGCAAATTCAAGTGCTATCAACCTCAGTGGTTACTCTCATGTCCAAGGCTAACAAGCCCTATCAACAACTAGAAATTGCCTTTAAGAACCTTACGTTTGGTAAGGTAGAAAGTAAGAAGCTAATGCCCTTCGGTGCGCAGGAAGGTGCTTTTAAAGCCCTCAGTGGTGCCAAGCAAGGTGATGTGTTTGAGGTTACTGTTGTTAAGAATACAGCAGGCTTCAATGACTGGACAAGCTGTGTACAGGCAGCACCGGGAACAGAAGTAGCTGCACAAAATAATGGTGTGCTTGCTGGAGCAGGGTCTATCAATATTCCTCAAAGTAAATCGGTACAAGTTAAATCAACCTATGAAACCCCTGCGGAACGGGAAGCCAAGCAACGATTTATCATCCGTCAATCAAGTATTTCTGCTGCTATTAATAGCCTGTCTGTCGGGGCTAAGTCTGCTCTTGCAACTTCTGCTGTTCTAAATCAGGCTCAGGAGTATTTTGACTGGGTTATGCAAAATCCAGAGGAAGTAGTTAAGCAGGATGTATTTCAAATGCCTAATGATATGGACGTAGAGGTTGAATAATGTATAAAATCATGCGTGAGGTTTGTGGTGGCTTTAAACGATATAATACCAAGAGCTTCTCTACCTACCAAGAAGCTAAGAAGTATGTGCGTCGCCTAGTGACTCGCTTACACGGGTCTTACAGTGACACTTATAGCCAATATGGCTTTACTATTCAAAAGGTATAATCATGGATGAAGGTCTTGCTTTTATTTTAGGTATCCTTGCTTTCTTAGCAGTTTGTTTTGCATTTGGTTATGCAAATAATGTTACCGATAACAAATCAGTAGAGGCTTTAGTTAGTAAAGGTGTTCCAGCACTAGAAGCAATGTGTGCTATTCGTCCTAATAAAGAGATTTGTATTGGAGTAATGGTTAAGAAACAATAATGGTAAACTTATTGGACATGGATTTGGTGGCTTATAGAGCATCTGCAAGCTGTGAGCCCACTAAAGCTAAACCCTTCTTAGAACCCCCTGAAGTAGCTTTGTGGCGTGTTCACGATATGATCGAACGTATTTGCATTGCGACTAACACTACCGAAATAGAGGGATATTTAGGAGGTAGTGACAACTTCCGTTATAACATTTATCCTGAATATAAAGGCAATCGAAAGGATAAGGCTAAGCCGACATACCTAGAAGATTGTCGAGAACTACTTGTCACACAATATGGTGCTAACATTGTTAACGGATATGAGGCAGATGATGCTTTAGGTATTGCCCAAACCAAGTATGATGGTAAGAGTCGTATTTGTAGTTTGGACAAAGACCTCTTGATGATTCCAGGATGGCATTATCAATGGGTAAATCAAAACCATATCTTAGTATCACCCATAGACGGCCTGAAAACAATGTATAAACAGGCTATTTTGGGAGATCGTTCAGATAATATTCCGGGTTTTGACAAGGCACTTCGAGGGAGTTGTCCTAAGTTTGTAGAAAAGCTCCAACAGCCTATTGACTCTATGGTCTCCCCTGTAGAAATGTATGAATATGTGCTATCTGTTTATCTAGATGCAGACAATACTCAAGAGGCTTTAGACACTAATATGCAACTTTTATACATCTTACGTAAGGAGGATGAGTATTGGAACAGACCTACTTAAAACAACTGCTTGAGTACAATTCTCAAACAGGAGAATTTTTTTGGAAAATTCGAAGAAGTAATTGTGCAAAACATGGTTGGTTTTCTGGTACTAAACGTCCAGATGGATACTTAGCTATTTCTATAGATAAGAAGATTTATCTTGCCCATAAATTGGCTTGGTTATGGGTATATGGGGAATTACCCCCAATTCTAGATCATATTGACGAAGATAAGGGTAATAATAAGATTAATAATTTAAGATTATCTTCTAAAAGTTTAAATGGCCTTAATCAAGCTAAACCACATAAAGATTCTACACAAATCTTTAGAGGTATTAGTCAAACCGACTCTGGTAAATGGATGGCTAAGTATTGCGTGGACAATAAACAAATTTACCTGGGTTCTTTTGAGACACAAGAAGAGGCTAGTCAGGTATACCACAGCCACAAAGAAGTTATCTTGGCTAATGGATAGTTGGACCCCCGGTAGAATACGGTCTTTCATCACAGCAGTGTTACGCAGTGGGTCACGTAGGTGGCCCCCTCGGTACCAAACATTAAACAATGCATATGTAGGACAGCGATTAAACACCAAGACAAATAGAGAAGGTAAGCACTATCTATGCGCCATTTGTCAAGGGGAGTTCCCTGCTAAGGAGGTTCAAATAGATCACATCAGTCCTGTAGTTGATCCAGAAAAAGGCTTCATCTCTTGGGATGTGTTTATTGAACGTCTATATTGTGATGCTGATAATATGCAAACTGTCTGTAAGCCCTGTCACAAGATTAAATCTAAAAAGGAATCAAGTGGACGTAAAAAAAGTGATTAAAACGAAGAAGGGTGAAGTGACTTTTAAGGGCACCCTATCCCCAGAAGAACATGAATATGTTCTAGCTGTGGGTTTAAACACCCTTATGGAAGCTGGTGCCCTACCAATGCAAGTCATTGAGGATGAAGACGACTACATGAACTTCCCTCCACCTGATGATGAGGAGCAAGTACATTGAAAATGCAAGACAAGCTTGCACAAAAAATATGTGTAATTCCTGACACCCAATGTAAACCTAGTGTAGATATGACTTATCTAGGACACATTGGGCAATATTTAGTAGATAAAAAACCAGATGTTATTGTCCAAATAGGTGACTTTGCTGACATGGAAAGTCTCAGTTCCTACGATGTAGGGAAGAAAACATTCGAGGGTAGGCGCTACAAAGCCGATATTCAGGCTGCTCATGCAGGAATGCAGCAACTCCTTGCTCCTATCCAAGAGTTTAATTTCATTGCTAAAAAGAATGGAAAGAAGCAATATAAACCCCGCATGGTACTTACAATGGGGAACCACGAGGCACGTATTGATAAGGCAACTAACAACGATGCAAAACTAGAAGGAGTGCTTTCCACTGATGATCTTAAGTATAAAGACTATGGGTGGGAAGTTTACCCATTCCTTGAAGTTGTGGTTATCGGTGGTGTGGCTTTCTCTCACTATTTTGTCTCCGGTCCTCTTGGTCGTCCTGTGGGCAGTGCTGCTCTCACTCTAAGTAAGAAGCATATGTCTACTGTTGCAGGCCATCAGCAAGGCTTACAAATTGCTATGGCCCATAGAGGTGATGGTAAGAGACTCACATCAATCATTGCAGGCTCATCCTACACACATGACGAAGATTACATGGGACCACAAGGAAACAAACATTGGCGTGGTATCATCATGATGCACAATGTCATTGATGGTGAGTTCGATGTTATGCCTGTAAGTCTAGATTATTTAGGAAATAAATATGGCAGCAAGTGAGTATTTTACAGAGTATTCTCATCTATTAGTTAAGTATGAGTTAGAACGACAAGAGCGTAAATGGGGTGAGCAAAACCATTCCCAAGCTGATTGGTTTGTTATTCTTGGAGAAGAAGTGGGTGAGGTAGCACGAGCTATCTTTGAAAAGCAAACAGATAATTATCGAGAAGAGCTTATTCAAGTAGCAGCAGTATGTATGGCAGCATTGGAGAATTATGACCGCAAATGATAAACAGGTCTCAGGAGACCATTATAAAAAGTATGGTGACATTCAGCCGTGGGATGTTGTCCTTGCATGGAATCTTGGTTATCTGGAAGGCACAGCCCTTAAGTACATTGCACGCTGGCAAGATAAGGGTGGTATTAATGACATTAAGAAAGCCATCCACTTTCTAGAAAAGCTTGTTGAAACAGAAGAAGCTAAGAATGAGCCCCATGTAACCATCACAGGAGTACACCATCAATGGGTGCAGATGAATATGCTTGATGAAGCAATGGAACATCTCCGTGTCTGATGCTCTAGACGATTTAAAAGCACAAATTGTGGCTAAGCTAGATGTGTATGAATTTCTGGATGCCCTAGAATTTGATATGAATGATTTAGTTGAAGCCTTGCACGACACCATTGTAGAAAAGCGTGCTAACTTGGAAGATGCCCTTGTCTGAAAAAGAAAAGACTTACAAAGAACAAGAGAATGAAAAGCGTCTAGGTAAGAAGCGATTCCTAGAACGTATGGTGGAAGATGAAGAAGCAGCACAGCTTATTCAAGACTTCTTGGATAAACATGAACAAGAGGACACCTTAGATGAGCGTGATGTTACAAGACCCTTCAGTTGAGCTTAAAGACTTCATGGGGTCTGACCTTAGCGTAGTTAATGCAGCACGGGTTAGCTTTGCCAAAGAAAGTGAATGGGAAAATGTATATGGTATGACAGGTTTTGGTGAAGAAAAATACTTATCAAACAAAGATGTTAAACTTATCTCTTACCTTGCAACACACGGGCACTGGAGCCCTTTTGCACATACCTCTCTCACCTTTAGAATTTCTGCTCCTATATTTGTGGCCCGGCAGCTTGTCAAGCATCAGGTTGGGGGCGTTTGGAATGAGGTTAGTCGAAGGTATGTGGACGATCCCCCAACATTCTATTTACCTAAGGTGTGGCGTGGAAAGCCGGTTAATGCTAAGCAAGGTAGTAGTGGGGAGGTAGCTTGGAAAGATGTAGCTTGGACTAGAGAAGTTGTGTTGTCTTGTCTTGATCTTTATCAAGCAATGTTAAATGACGGTGTTGCTCCTGAACAAGCTCGTATGATCTTACCTCAAAACACTATGACAGAGTGGTGGTGGACAGGTAGTTTAATGTTCTTTGCTCGTGTATGTAAGCAACGGCTTGATCCTCATGCACAAGAAGAGACACGGGACATTGCACAGCTTATTAACGATAGTATCCCTAAAGAGTTTGAACATTCATGGAAGGCTTTAATGTCATGAGTAAACGAGATCATTTAAAATGCCCCAAGTGTGGTGGATGGCTACGCAAAGGATGGTGTGCCTATTGTGCTGTACAGGAGAAACGCAATGTACCTCTATATTAGTAAGAAACTAACATATTCTTTAGTAGTGGTAAGTATCCTACTTAGTTGTCTAGGACTCTATTACTCACATAAGTATGTGTACACTCTTGGTGCTGTATATGGCATTAAGGCTTATCATGCTCAATGTCTTACAGGAGGTTTTCTCGTAGATGATGAAGGACAAGCTGTTGTATGTGGTCCTTTAAGCAAAGCACCTCCAGCAGAGAAAGAATCCTGGAAAAACAAAACTAATGCTCCCACTCTTTTCTAATGCATCCATTATATTTGACTGACTACATTCACCGCATTAAGCGAGACCTTACAAACGATCTAATGTTTCTACAGCAAGGAGTAAAAGAGGTCTTGCCTGAAGAAGACACCTTTGCTTCCATTGAGCTTAAGTGGCTTGTAGTTGCTGTGGAACGAGAAATGCACCTTTTAAAACATCATTTAAACCAGCTTGAAAAGGCTCTGGAGAAACAACACAATAATGCAAATCAATCAGGATTACAGCACGTACATTCACAAGAGCCGGTACGCCCGTTGGATTGAGGCCAAAGGCCGACGAGAAACATGGGAAGAGACAGTTGCACGTTATTGTGACTTTTGGCAGGGACGTTATGGAGACCTATTCCCCTATAATGAGATTTATCAGGCTGTAGTAAATAAAGAAGTAATGCCTTCCATGCGTGCACTCATGACCGCAGGCCCAGCTCTAGAACGGGATAACATTGCTGGCTTTAACTGTTCGTACATTCCTGTGGATGATGTACGTTCTTTTGATGAAATTATGTTCATCCTAATGAATGGAACAGGAGTAGGTTATAGTGTTGAACGACAAGAGATTGTTAAACTTCCAGAAGTCGCCGAACAGTTCTGTAGTACAGATACCGTCATTAGCGTGGCTGACAGTAAAACTGGATGGGCCCATGCATTCCGACAGCTTATCAGTCTCCTATATCAAGGGACGATCCCTAAATGGGACACCTCTAAGGTTCGTCCTTCAGGAGCGCGACTTAAGA